CGCTCCTCGACCTACTCGCAACGGCAAGGTCGTACACAGCGCGAAGCCTGTGGAGTCGTACGAACTGATCGAGCGCAGGAGCATCGGGCCCCGACTGGAGTTGTTCGCGCGGGGTCGGCGCAATGGCTGGGACTGCTGGGGTAACGAACTGTCAGCTACACCCTAAACGAAAGGCGGGACCAGTCGTCGAACTGGTCCCGCGTCTCTTATTCCCGCGCTCCCCAGCGCTAGTGCATGCTACCCCATCAAGGCATCGGTGTCGAGAGCCGCGAACAGTTGGCCTTGACCATCAGCGCCGAAGCCGTACTCCAGCGCCCGAGGCTCGGTTTCGGGGTGGTCCTGGAGTGCCTGCCATAGTTCCGCCATCGCCCGGTCTACAACGCCGAGCCGTGCTGCGGTGGCTGTGAAGACGCAGACATCGGGCCGACGCGTGACTGGCTTTTCTATGCCGCTCTCATTTTTCTCGATATCGCACCGCATGCAGGCATGGTGCATCGCTTGCAGTCGCTGCTCGCGTGTCGCGCACAACCAGAAGCCCAGACTCACACTCAGACGGAACCATGCCGCCTTGTCTCCAGCGAGTTCGCGCTCGCGCGTGCTGGTCTGACTGGCAACGACTCCGCGCGGCTGTCCGTCCTGCCGACGGATGCGCGTATGAAACTCGAACTCGACGCGAGGGAAGCGCTTCGCCTGTGCTGCCTCTTCGTTCTGCTCCTGTCTCAGCGCCCGCAGTTCATCGCAATGCAGCGTCAGCGCGTCGAAGACCTCGACCGGACAGACGAAGTCCACCGCATGCAGATCCTCAGCAGCCTGCATGACCTCTTCGTAGCTCATGAACTTCGGCAACTCGCGCAGATCCGAGGCGACTTCTGCCACGTTGCCTGGAGCAGCCCCGCCATCGTCAGCCCGAATAGCGCGTCCCGCAGGCAGCACGACCTGCATGACCGAGACGAGATTGCTCCAGCCTCCTCGCTCGTCCGGTGCGTGTTCGCTGCCGTCTACGATCTCAATGGCTTCTGGAGCTTGCGCCTCAACGATTCTGCGCTGCGGCGGTCGTCCGTCTTCTTCTGGAATGCTGGTGTGCATGAGTTCGCTCCCTTGTCGGCTTACGATGTAGCACGTCGCTTATCGGAGTTCAGGCGCATCGCGCAGCGGGACAAGCTGAACCAGGACGCGACCAGCCTCGCCCTTCGCAGCATACAGGCTTCGTGCTGAGAGCCACGCTATCTGGCTATCGTTGCGAATGACTCCTAACTCCTGCAACAGGTCCATCACCGTCCCTGCTGCGTTGTCCGCGTCCGGGGTCGTGGTCCTGTAGCACAACTCGTCCGAGCCGCGCAGGCGTTCGCAGTCCGCGTGAGACTTGCTGACAGACTTCGGGCGACGCTTGATGAGTTCGATCTGCATGAACAGCGGACCATCAAGCGGAGTCTTGTCTCGGATAAACCACGCGGCGTCGGCTTTCCATTGGGTGTAGCCCTTCGGCATGTGGGCGCTCGAATAGACCTTGCCCTTGACGAGCCGATGCGTCACACGCGGGCGGGCTTTCCCGTAGGGTTCCAGCGGTATCGCGTATCTTCGCGCCTTCATCGTCTCACCTTGCTGCAATAGACTTGCGAGCAGGACGTATCAAGTCAACGCGCCTTTTCGCGCCGGAGGATTGCATGAGAAGTGCTGACAGCCTTGACCGAGCACAAATCGTGCTCGACGCATGGACGGACGGAGACCTGACAGACGAACAAGCTGTTGCAAGCCTGCGGGAGTTGCTGACAGCCCAACCACGCGACGTGCGAGCCCTGCACTCGATGTTGGAACAAGGCGTCGCAGGCAAAGACGGATCCTGGTTGACGCTGACCCTTGAAACGGTGGCGGATGTCCTGGACGATGCAGCGGGCCAACGCGACTACGTCAACGCGATCTCGTACTCGCTGGAGCAGGCTGACGATCCTCGATGGTGCATCGTTGTCGCTGCTGGCAAGTATGCGCCGACGCTGGTCTGCCAAGACGCCGTGAACACCGCCAAAGGGATCAACGAATTGGTCGCTATCAGTCGAGCCATGAGAGGCATCGCCTGATCAGACTTGCTTCGCATAGGTTGACTGACCTATAAGGAGACAGCCCTTCGGGGCTCAACGAGCATTCCTCTCCGCAGGGTCGCTTCGGTGACCCACCGCCCCGGTAGCTCCGTGGGCGGGCTGAGGAGAGGAGCAAGGAGAGGAAACATGAAGGAAGAGAACACCCCGAGCAGGGTCGGACAAGTGCGCGCAACGATGAAAGGCCCCATCTACGAAGGCAAGGATGGACACCGACGGATGGTCGTCGGTCAACCAGAGGGTCGCGTTGCCTGGATTCGCATCGAGCCAGATGGCACCTTCGGTCGCGCGGGCAAGTGTTCGCGCTCGACGTGGCACAACTGGGTGAAGGCCCGCATCACGAAGGGCAACGGCTACCGTGATTCGCTGGCTCCTCGCATCAGCACCTCCTGCCAGGGTCAGAAGAGGAAGCGAGGGCGGCTTGTCTGGACTTGCGTCAGCGACCTCAACGGCAAGATTCGCGCAGTCGCAGCAGGCAATCGCAAGGCAGACCTGACGCATGCGGAGTGGCGAGAGTGGGGCGACTTGTGCCGAGCAGGCCGATGAGTCTGCCCTGGTTTCCTGTGATGACGAAATGGACCCTTACTCAGCGTCAGGTCCGCATGACCGATGGACGAGAAGCATCGTTCGTAGAAGCAGCCTGCGAGATCAATGCCCTCGCGCACGATGGGCTTCTGGCGACCATGCCGCTGTCGAAGATGGCGGCTTCGCTGGGCTGGTCACGCGGCAAGCTGAGGCGGTTTGTTGCCTCCTTCCCAGAAGTGGACGGACAGCAGACGGACATCGACTGGCCAAGTTGGTGGACAGCAAACTCGCGCCCACAAGGGCATCGTAGGAGCGCGACGGACAGCAAACGGACAGCAAACGGACAGCAAACGGACCTATCGCGCGCGCTTTCCTTACAGAGAACAGAGAAAGAACTCTCTCTGTCAGACTTGTCGTCTGACGATTCTCCGGAGTTGACTGTCTGGAAGCACTGGCAACAGTGGCACCCTAAAGCGCGCAAGCTGCGAACCAGTGATGCTCGCAGCATCCGATCCCGAATCCGAGATGACGACGTCGAGACATGCAAGCTCGTCGCAGAGTGGGTCCACCTCGCCCCCGATGCGTCCTTCTTCCGAGGAGACAACGAACGTCGGACTCCGTACACGTCCTGCGGGACGCTCTACAAGGCCGACAAGTGGTCTATGCGAGTCGAGCGAGCGCAGCAATGGGCGAGAGCAGGCAAACCAAAAGTCGCAACAGGAGGTCAAGAGGAGGCTGCCGAGGCAATCTGGGATCAGCTATGCGCGATCGTCGATCAGGGTCGTTCGCTGCCTCGCAGCGCGGAGGACTTGCAGCAGCACGGGATCTTGGCTTCCAGTGCCGACCTCGTCTGGCAGGTTCTCGGCAGTCTTCCAGGAGGCGGCGGGAAGGTCAGCAAGATTTCTCAGGCACGGACGCAATACGAGCGCCGGGATCTGCGTATGGCGTTCATCACTGGCTACCGTCAGGCCGCTTCAGGCTTGCGCGTAGTCAGCGGAGACAAGTGATGAGCTACTACGATGATCCCCCGTACATCTGCGAGGTTTGCGGCGAGCCGAATCAGTACGAGTGCGAAAAGTTCGACGGCCAGTGCGAACCCTGGATGATCGCCATCGTGACCGAGAAGGAGGAGATCGTCGACAAGTTGATGACCGGACCGCACTACGATGCGTTCTGGTTCGTCTATCGGGTCGACGGTCACTGGCACGGGACAAGCGACTTCGCGTACCTCAACGTCGGTGATGCTTGGGGCATTCCGCTTGTCTACGACAGCGAGGTGCTGCTCTCGAACTGCGACCGCATTGTTCGATCTGTCCTGAATGAACGGTCGCCTGATGCCGCAGCGCATGAGCCCATTCGTGCCTATGACTCCTACACTCTCCGCGCATGGGCGATGAACTGGTCACGCGAACTAAGCGCTGACATCGTCCTGACGGGGAAGAACCGCACGGCTATCGGACCATGAAAGCAACGAACGCCGAGCGCGCGCTGCTCGGTTGCCTGTTGCTCGGAGAGTGGGACAACGAACTGACTGCGGACCTGTTCCACAGCGCAAGCCATGTCCGAATCTTCGGTCACATCAAGGCGTTGCACGAAGAAGGCATCGCGCCTGATGTGGTTACGATCTCATCCAGGCTGCTCGCCTTTGGAGAGGAGGAGCAGACTCGCGTCGGCGGGCTGGACTATGTTCAGAACCTACCGGAGATGGTCCCGACCAGCAGAGGCTGGGATCGCTACGTTCGTGTCTGCGCTGATGCTGCAACGCGTCGCCGCATCCGAGTAGCGGCTGATGAACTTGCCGCAGCTTCCGCAGACCCTGACGAGGATCTGGTGTCGGTTCTGGACCGCGCCGAACAAGCCTTGTCGCAGTTGACTCCGCAAACGAACGTCGCTGCTGTCGATGCGAAGGAAGGTGCCGAACGTGCATGGGGCCTGCTGGAATCTAGGATGGAGGCGCGACAACGAGGTCAGACGATCTGCGCTTGCACGACAGGCATTAGTGACCTCGACGAACGACTGCTGCCAGCGCTTCAGGCAGGATGTCTGACGGTCGTTGCTGCTCGTCCTGGTATGGGCAAGAGCGTAATGGCGGCGCAATGGGCAATCAAGACATCGCAACGTCGTCAGGGTGTCGCGTTCTTCTCGTTAGAGATGGGTGTCGAGCAACTTACCCACCGAGGCTGGGCATCGCTGGCAACTGTTGACCTCGACCGATTCCTGTCAGGCGATCCGAACGTGTCGCAGCTACAGGACATCGAAGACGCTCACAGCATCTGGCACGACTTGCCGCTGTTCATCTGTGACCGAGGCGGAATCACCCTGAGCGAGATTCGGTCTATCGTGCGGCAGCTTCGCGTACAGATGCAGCGAGCAGGAACTCCGCTCGGCTTGATCGTCGTCGACTATCTGCAACTGATGGGCGCTCCGCGACATCTGAAGAGTCGCGAAGAAGCAGTCGCGCACAACAGCCAAGGATTGAAAGCGCTCGCCAAGGAATGCGGGGTGCCGGTGCTGATGCTGTCTCAACTAAACCGGGGCGTCGAGTCCAGACCGAACAAGCGACCGCTCCTGTCGGATCTCCGAGAGTCAGGAGCAATCGAGCAGGACGCCGATGCGGTCATGTTCCTCTATCGCCACGGCTACTACTTCCAGGACACCGACGATCCTGAGCATACCGAGTGCATCGTGGCGAAGCTGCGAGACGGACAGTGCGGAACAGTCCATACCCAATTCCAAGGGCGGTACTCGCGCTTCCTCAAACTGGAGCGAAGGTATGCATGACGATCGCAGAAAAAAAAACCGAGGCAGGCTGAAACAAAAATCCTCAACCTTGCGTACTACGCGCAGAACACGGAGAGAACATGACTACCGCAGACCTCCCAGCCGACGTTGCCCGCATGATTGCCGAGCTTCGTCCCTTCATCGTCCGTCGCATCCAGAGAGGACAGTCCTTCGAAGCTGCCCTTCGCGCCGCGCCGCAGGATGCTCACGAATACGCGCTGAATCGTCGCCAGCAGATCCTGGATGAGGTCTACGACCGACTTGCTGTTGCGAAGGAGGTGACCCAATGATGACGATGCAACAGCAAGTGGAGGCGGGCTGGCGGCGAATCTCTCAGTTGGAGAACGAATCCGAAGACCGATTGCAGGTCATCAGAGATTTAGAAGAGGAACGAGACGACCAGCAGATCAAGATCGACAATCTGGAAGAGGAGGTCGAACGGCTGAAGGACTTGCTGACCTCCTACAAGGGCGAAGCCGCAGCCCTGCGGCAGGACAACGAAGAGCTTCAAGCGAAGGTCAAGCGTCTGGAGCACATGCCTGCCATACCCCTCGCCCGTGGGATGCCGGTGGACCTCAACGACCCGCAGGGCTTTGGCTACGCCCTGAGAGTCGTGGGCCAGAAGTATGCCGTCATCGACCCCGCCAGTTCGTGGTGGCAGATCACGGACCGCTGGATCGACGACATGACTACGGACGAGGACCGAGTCGTCCTCGCGAAGGCACTGAAGGAGGCTTCGTCATGAGCGCAAGGATACGAGGACTCCTTGACACAGCGCAGGTCTACTCGACGCGCGACGAGTGGCTTGAAGGTCGCAAGGCATACGCGGCAGCGCTTTCGTGCAGCGACATCGCGGCGATCCTGCTGGGAGAGGCGGGAGGAGCCTACTACGACGGCTGGACCGTTTGGGCGCGACAGCATGCGCCGGAGTTGCTGCCACCGGACGACAGCAACGCAGACAACGAAGACTTCCAACGAGGGCACGACTTAGAGCCTGCCGTGCTTCGGATGTACGAGCGAAAGCGCGAGGTGCAGTTATTCTGGCCATGGCAGACTCCGCACATCATCTTCGATGGGACAGACATCGGCGCGCCTTGGTTGCGTGGTAGTCCAGACCACTTCGCAGCGATGCTGCCAGGAGGCGAGATCGGTGGCGTTGAAGTCAAGACGACTCGCAATCACCATGAGTGGGCGACTGGTCAGAAGTATGTCGTCGAGTCCTGGACTCCGAACGCCGCTCGTCTGGTGCCTCCTCGCGTCGCGTTGCAGGTCTACGGCTACCTCGCCATCACCGGTCTGCCGTGGTGGGATGTTGTCGCTTGCATGATCTACCGAGGGCTCGAACTGCGGGTGGTACGCATCCTGCGGAACGAGGCGCTTCAGACGCGCATCATCGACAAACTTGACAAGTGGCGCGAGGTGCATCTCATCCGAGGCGAGGCTCCTGCCTTCAGCAGTAGCGCCGTCTGCCGACAGTACAGCGACCGCAAGCAACTCAACCCAGAGAAGCGCATGCGGACAGCCTCGACCCGAGAGGCATGGCTGATGCGGCAGGTCGAGGACTACAAGAAAGCCGAGCGGGACAATCGACGTCGGGCCGATGCAGCGCGAAACGAGCTAGCGAGCCTGATAGGAGAAGACTACGGATGTCGCCTCGATGATCGTCCGAGCGCTCCGAAGGCTACACTCTCGGAGTCGTCGCGCGAGAGTGTCAGCTTGCGGCGACTGCGAGCCGAAGCCCCGGACATCTACAACGAGTTGAAGCAGAAAGGCATCATCACCACCTCGCGTTCGCGTCGTCTGAAAGTCTCAGGACTGCACGAATAGTTCTGACCTGGACGACGTACACGCATCGCAACCCAAGGGAGCAATCATGACAACTGAACTATCGCTTTTCACCAGCAACGAGACGCTGCAACACGGCACCGAGGTCGCGCGCGTCTTCGCTAACTCAGGGCTGATGCCTGACGCGCTGCGGAAGAACGGAGACGCGCTGGCGAATGCCATCATCTGCTTCGAAGTCGCCCGCATGATCAACGTGCATCCGTTGACGGTCATGCAGGAGGTCTACTTCGTCCACGGGACGCCGTCGTTCTCGTCGAAGTTCAAAATCGCCCTCGTCAATCGGTCAGGCGTCCTGGAGAATCCAATCGACTTCGAAGAGGAGCGCGCCGAGAATGGCTACCTCCAAGCAGTCGAGGCGTTCGCTGTTCTCAAAGCGACTGGAAAGCGCGTCTCGTTCCGAGTCACGATGCAGATGGCTCAGGGCGAAGGCTGGACCAAAAACCCGAAGTACAAGTCGATGCCGGAACTGATGCTTCGCTATCGCGCTGCTTCGTTCCTGATTCGCCTGTACTGCCCCGAGGTGCTGCTGGGTCTGGGACTTAGCCTTCGGACGACTGAAGAGCTTATGGACGACGACAGGCCCATTCAACAGCCTATCGAAACGACTGCAACGGTCGTCGAGCCGCAGCCTGACCCTCTGACGCGAGCGCTCGGCATGGATGACAGCGAGTCGTTGACTCCTGACGAAAATTGGCTCACCGACCAGGAGGAGGTCGATTCCTTGCTCGACGCCTGCTTGGGTCCGGTGTCGGAGCCAGTGCAAGAGAAGCAGTCGCCTGAACTGCCGCTCAACCCTCCTGCGGACTGGTAGGTTCAGATCATGACATCGGACGTCGCAGTCCTGCGATCTTGCATAGGCTGCGGCTTCGTTTGGCGTAGTTCGTCAACTCAGTGCAGCCGTTGCCCTGACATTGGCGAGCCGCTGCCTGACGATCATCCGGAGGCAATCAAGGACCGCTATAGGCGGCAGGGCGACCGGAATCTGGAGGTATTCAAAAAAAACGCGGAGGGTCTGCAATAGGTCGCGGAGGTCTGCGTATTACCGGCACCAACAACGGAGAGCAACATGACGCGCAACGAATGGATGATCACCCCGCTGGCCGAAATGAACGCCGAGCAGGTCGATCTCGTCGTCCGATGCCAGCGTATGGCCAACGAGAAGCCCAGCGCGCCAGAGCAGCGCGTGCTTGATCTGATGAGCGCCGGTGACATCGACGTGTATCAGATGGGATCGGCCCTTGCTGGAAGCCGGTACAACTTGGTCAGCGAGGACGTCGACACCAGGACGACCGAGAGCGTCCTGAACCGTCTGGCCATGCGCGGGCTGATCGAAGGCACTGTCCAACAGCACGCGGACGGCAGCTACTACATCCACGCAGACTGCTGCACCTACCGGGGCGGCATCCTGGAAGCCCCTGCGCAGACCGTCGACGAGTTGACGGTCGCTAAGTGGCTGGCGATGTAAAGGCGCACACGGTCGCCCTCGGGCGGCCCTTTTGCGTTTACCTATTCCAGGTCGATGTCAAGCTCTCGCGCAATCACATCGAGCTTGTGGTCGATGTCAGCTAGCTCCGTCGAGAGTCGCTGTTCCTGGGCGAGCAGTTCGATCTGACGGTCTTTCGCAAGGTCTGCCCGCAGGCGCTGCTCCATCAGGTCGAGGTCGTCCTGGTGGATGATATCGCCGCCCATCAGCATCGCGCTGAAGCCCGCCCCGCCGCCGCCGCTCAATAGGAGCAGGAGCGTACCGACGCCGCCGAGTTGTCCGATGGTCAGATTCGAAATGAAGCCGGTGCGACCTGTCGATGCCGAGGCTGATGCCGATGGGATGGGATCAAGCGTCACCGGAGGACTCGTCGGCGGGTCAGTTGTTGACTCGACGTGCGGAGCAGAAGTCATCAGTCGGCCATTGCTTCGGAGAGGACTGCGCGAAGATCGGCCACCTCTCGGCCAATCTTGGCAGCTTCTGCCGCGTCGATCTCGCCGTCTGTCATCGCAGCGGTGATGGCGCTAGCGACGTCCATCACCTCCAGGGCGATAAGCAGGGCTTCCGCCTTGTCGATGTGACCTGCCTTTCCGACGATGCGGTCTCGCAATTGCTTTAGCTTGTCCATGAATGACCTTCAGATGAGCGTAGCGGTGAATAGGGTTTCGTAGCGCTGCAAGACGTCGTCAGCGCTTTCCGGTTTGAGTGCCCTGGTGGGCCACATCCCGCCCCAATTGCGGGCATTCGGCACCGAGCAGGAGCGCGAGCCGATGCCGTCGATCCCGAAGGCGTTGTTCGCTTCCAGGTACGCGAAGCCAAGCCCTTCTTCGTCGCGACAACAACGGACGAAGAACGCATGTCCTCGACTGCCATTCCAGCCCTGACAGATAAGCCAGTCTCCTTCGCGCACATGGCGCGGGATGTCACGATGAACACGGCAAGCCAAGCCTAGCCGCACAGCAACATCAACACCGCCAGCTGCGCCGAGTTCCTGAATCATCCACTCCGACCAGTCTGCCGAGGAAAACTGAAAGCCCTGCCGCCCGAGCAGGTACGCCGCCCAGATCGTCGCCTTCGCCTGGAACGTCGAGCAATTCCAAGCACTGGAGTTCGGCAGCGTTGCCGTTCCCATCGGGTTTCCGTCAACAGGCCCACCCCCGCCCCCGTACGGAGCTTCTCGCCAGCCTGGAGCCGATGACAGTCGAAGCAGGATGTCCCAATCAGACATCAGTCAAGCCCATGGTGCGCGAGCAACTGATACTGAACTTTCAGCCCTGTCAGAGTCCCGTTGTAGGAGCCATCGCCCTTCGCCGCCTGATTGCCGATGCCGACGAGTAAGAACTGGTCGTTATCGGTCATCGCGGTTCCGGGATCGACGCTTCGATTCTGCCCGGCTCGCACTGTTCGACCACTGTTGGCACTCTGACCGCACGACCCATCCTGTCGGTCGCTCCGGTAGTTGATCATGCCTCCGAGGAATCGCGCGTCGTTGACGCTTTGATTGTTTGTCGGGGTCTGACCGTAGTCGTTGCCGCCGACCGACGCCGACGAGCTTTTCAACTGCGAAGATAGGTAGACGCCGCCATCGGAAACTGGATCCGAGTCGTTACCGACCCCGAGGTATAGCTCCCACGTACCGGCGAGCGACGTTGACCACGTAGCGCGAATCGCGACGCCAAAGTGCTTTGTCCGGTCGAAGTCAGACAGTTGCAGCGTGAAGAAAAGACCGTCCATGCTGGAGTCGATGCGGCCATGATTGGTGCCGTCCAGGACGATCGTTGACTCGGTTCCAAGCGACGAACCCGAGGTGGTGTACAAGCCGTTGTCGTCGTTCTTCGTGAACGCGCTGAGGTCAGCATCCGTCCAGGCAGATGCAGCCGTAGCGCCGCCGATAGCCGGAACGATAGTAGGAGAGGCTGGAGAGAATCCAGGACGGGCGAGCGCCATGACTACCAGCCGACCGTCAGGTGGTACTCGCTGACCACTGTGTTGTCGGTTCCGGTGTTTACTTTGGAGCGGTGGTACAGGATGCCGTCTGACGAGTAGCCAGTGACTCCACCCGTCACGCTGTTGTCAGCAGTCGCTGCGGCGGCATCGTTGTCGAGGATGACGTTCGCGCCCGATGGATTCGTAGCGCGACCCAGGATGGGATCGACCGATGCGCCACTTCCAGAAGTAAGCGAGCAGATTTGACGATGAACCCGGAACTTCGTCACGCCGATGGTGATGGTCGCCTCCGACCCGGAGGCTGCTTCGGTCTCGGAAACAGTGACCAGGATTTCAGAACCCTTGCGAGTCACGGTCACCGTTGCAGCGTATGCCATGTCGTCTCCTCGATCAGTCAGTCAGTCTGGAGGAGTCCACTCTATCAGGCGAACGTCATCGCCGCATTCTGGATCGACAGCAGCGACGCTATAGAGCAGCCGGATCGATTAGGAGGAGCGTCAAGGCGCGAGACTCGTCAGCGCGCGTTTCGATCTGCGAGACAATAGCGCGAGCGGCTGAGAGGCTAAGGTCGCTGTCGGTGATTTCTACCGCCGCGCCCTCCTCAATCTGCGTTCGCTCTCGATTGTCGATGTATGTGATCTCGCGTGCTGGCAACGCTCGCATGATGGCTTGATCGTAGGCAACAGCAGAAGCCGTTGCGGAGTCCCAGACAGCGTCAAGCTCGATTCGGTCTGCGCTGCTGTTCTGGAGTTCAGGCCGAGTCTGGACAGCGCGCGCGCGACTGATCCGGCAGGCAAGATTCGTCGCTGTGTCTGCATTGCTGGCGATGCGCGGATCGCCTGTCAGCAAGAACTGCGCATTTGACTTGCGGGTCACATCGATCGCGTAGGCAATGCGAAACTCGTTAGCGAGACTGCCGTGCAACGTCGAGCGGGTCCGAATGCGTCCTTCTCGGACGAGGTCGCCTCTCTGAACGTCGTACGAATACTCTACAGGTCCGTCGACAGCCTGTCGCCAAGCAACCGGATAGAGCCCGTCAGGACCGTTGCGAATCGACACGGGCAATGCTGGCAGGATGCGCGTACGAATAAGCTCCCATGCATTAATGGGTTCAAGCACAGCGAAGTCGAGTTTGCGACCGCGCAACAAGTCGAGGGTCGCTGTTGTGCGTCCTCGGTCGACGCGTAGGTTCGATCGGTTGAAGAGGTAGCGGAGGACGTCGCCAGCGTCCCGCATGACATTAGTTTCGGTGCTGTTGTAGCGACCGCCTCCTTGTCCGTCGTAGCCCCACGACACGACATAGGTGGAGTCTTCGTCGAACTTCGCATCGCTTCCGCTGCTTCCATGCGGCAATTGAACCTGAGCAACAGTTCGACCTCTGCCGTCTGTTGTGTGCGCTACAGCAAGGGTATCCCATGTTCCGCTCGGCAGCGCCTTCGCATCAATGACTTCGACGTGCGTTGCCTGCACTCGATGACCGGCGATCAGCAGATAGCGGTTAGACGGGTCTTTATCGACAATCAGACCGCGCGTACCAGGAAACCTCGTTCCGCCGGACCCTGCTCCAGGCTGACCGAATACTTCGGGATACGACTCTCCGAGTGCCTCGTTGCTTGCGTTCGGCCATGTCGTGCTATCGACAATCGCATCACCATCTGGAATCATGGTGCGGTCTTCAAACGGATGCGACTTCAGGGTGAACGAGCAGGCTTCTCCGAGCGCTCCGTACATCGGCTTGTGAACGATGCCTGAGACAAGCTGTCGCCGCTTGTCCCAGGTCGTCCCGCTCACCCACTGAGACAACTCGCCATAAGCCATGCCGAGGTCGCGACCGAGGCTATACTCCTCAGCCCAATCGATTGACTTCGTAGCTAACTCTAAGGAGACAGAGCGCAGCGGAACGTCGGTGCTGCCGAGCTTGATAGCTTCTGTCCAGCGTGCTTCGTTCATCATCGCTGCTTCAGCCTGGATAAGCGTGCCGTCATCTCGCACGATGTCGAGCGCGTCGATGCTGAAGTAGCGGACTGTCCCGCCGAAATGCAATTCCAGGACGGGATAGATTAGACCGTCTCGCAGGTCAACAGGGCTATGACGGTCGCTCGGCATTGCCTCAAAGTTCCTCTTCGATGGTCACCGTGCCGATTCGCAAAACCTCACCCAGCCCTTCGTCTCCGACGACGTTCTCCAGCCGAGAAGCAGTTACGATCCGACCGTACAACGACTCGTGGAGGTGCAGATGATGCAGGGTGTCAGGAGTCCCGCGCGGAACCGTCGGCAGATACACCACCGGACGGTTACTGCCGTTTAGTTCATCAACGAGGGCATCCATCTTGAATGCGGTGTCAAACGGCGTAGCAATCGGTTCAGCGCCGCCAGTCGTCGTTCCTGTGAGGTAGTCGGGCACCGGATTCGTTGTCGGCGGATTGGGGAAGATCGAATAGCTGTCAACGCCTTCTCGCCAAGCGACCTGAACAGACCTGCGAGAACCGCCTTCTCGACGACTTACGCGGGAGCCGTTGCGACGTGTGGTGAGCGTCGTGTTCGGTTGTCTCGACAGGACGCGACCTCGACTGTACTGCTTGCCGAAGATGGCAATCGGTCCCAACAACGCCTGACCGATTTCGAAGTAGCCGTCTGCTGTCGTCTGCGCGTTGATACGCAAGCGAAGCCAGCGGTACTCGCGGACGACATTGTGGAGGATGATAAGCAGGCGAGGAGACCACAACTCCAGGGTGCCGGATGCGTCTTCCGTGCCGTCCATGGTGTCGCAGAAGAACTCAGGACGAACCGTTGTCTCGTCGGTGTACGAGCCTCCAGTATGTCGCGTGATGCGGCGATACTTGTTCGTGTCGAGGGCAAGCGTTCCGCCTGCGAACTCGTTGCGCGCGATGTAGTGATCAGCGTCGGTGCTGGTGCCAGTGTTGACCTTGATGACATCACCGACGCGGGTGTACGCGAGTCCGGTCTTCCCGTGTGCTGCGTCGAAGGACATCAGCGTCGTCGCGCTGCCGCTGTGAGTGATGCCTGACAAGCTGCCTGTGCGGAAGTTGATGCCAGCCAGATACAGCGCCCAAGTCGTCGAGCCGAGACGCGTGTCGGCACCACTCAGCCCGCTGACATCCCAGACGATGTCGTGCTGTGTCTCGTCAGTGCTTCGCCACTTGCGAGCAGGAGAAGGAGACACAGCCGGGTCGATGGCTTCGACCGGGTACTGGTACGCGGTGTCGATGTTCCAGACTTCGCCTTCGTAACAGGGCCCGTCTACAGCAGCGACCTTCACTCCGTTGTCGATGCCAATCGGGAACCGGCTGATTGGACGAGGGAATTGTGGCTTCCCTGCTGCCCAGCCTCCGCGTCGCAGAGCAGCGACGAGTGATGTGCGCGCCTGCATGAGCAGCCATGTCACATCGGTCGCAGCTTGATTTGGTGCGCCGAACTCCAGGACAGGAGCATACGAGCCGCTACCGGTTTGCAGCGTCGATGTCGTTGGTCCGACAGTCCAGGTACGCTTCGTCAGGCTCTTCGTTCCGATCAGTCGGTAGAACACGCGCACGATCCCGTCGTTGTTTCCTGCTCCGGTCGGGCTGCGAATACCGACGCGGACTTCGACGCCCGCTGTCATGTCTACCGTGACATCGCCAATGGTGCTGCCAGCGTTGACATCTACAACGCGGAAGCCAGTGGTCGTCATGTTGAAGCGTACGCGAAATCGCTCGTTAGCGTCTCCGTGCGTGATTGCGACGTTGATGTTGTCGTTCGACAGCGACCCACCGGACGCAACAGTCACCGCAAAATGAACGTCGAACGGACACTCAACCTTCGCTGTGTTCAGCGCCCATGAACAATTGTCTGTCCAATAGAGGCTACTGGAGCTAGCTGCTGTCTGGACTCGGTAACCAGATGTCGTAAACGTCTCGGTCGGCGTACCAGTCTTCGTCTCGGAAACAGAGGAAGAATAGCTTGGCGTCTCGAAGGGGAGCCACGCCTTCCCCATCGCAGCGCGATTTGAGATTCCGCGCTCAGCGTCAGTGTCGGACGGCATAGTCACATTGCTGCTGCCGCCTAAATAGGTGCATCCGAGGCTATCGGTGTCGATGGTGCTGCTTCCCGCGCTATCGAACTTGGAGATGAGGAGCGCCCGACCTTCCAGGAACGTAGCGGTCTGATGATCTCGGTTGATGTTGAGATTGCCGCTTGCAGGCTGGTTGTACGGTCCATTGTAGTCCTCATCGATGAAGACCATGCGGGCCCATGTGCCGCCTTCGTCAGTGCTGACGCTTGCCCTGTATTGCGTACCGCTTGACGCGCCGAACATGTACCATACACCGTCTTCGTCAATGAAGCCGATTTGACCTGTGACACCACCGATAGTCGCAACGGCAGTCACTCCTGTCAGATCCTCGTATGCGGAACCGATGTCGCGTGTTTTCTCTCCAGCCGATTCAGTCAAGACTACCTGAAACCCGCCGCCCTGCTTCGGGTAGATGATCGGGAATGTCGCGTCGGGGTTCCCTGCTGCTGTGCTCCATTGCTTGACGGTTGTGAACGTCGCACCATTGTCGTCGCTTGCTAGCTGAACGGGCTCGTTGTTGCCGCTGGTGTCGACTAGCGCGGAGATCATGAGGATCTGACCGTTGCTGTACCCAACATGAAGCGGCGCGATGGTGTACGTGCTGGTCGAGATGCTGTCTACGAGGGCGAAGCTGCTAGCGACAGACCATGTGTCGCCGCTGTCCGTTGAGCGTTGCACAGCGACCTGAGCCGTCGAGGTCGAGGTGTCGACAACCCAATAGAACAGCAGAATCGTTCCGTCTGGGAGTTCAAGCAACGCTGGATAGAGCTTGTCGTGCTGAACCGCAGGAGTGATTGTCGCTTCGGTTGTCCAGGAGCCTCCAGGCACCAACGACTTGACGGTGATGACGTCGTCGGCATTGCCGGTCAAGGCTGAGCGATAAGCGAGAAGAACCTTGTTCGTCTTCAGCGTGATCGCTGTTGGGCTGCCGATCTCCGTTGTGTTCAGGTTCGGGATCTGGGCAATCCATTCGAAGCCTGTGATCACGTTGTAGCAATCCCACGCCTGCACATCGCTGTCGCCCTGGTCGTACCAATACAAGCCGCCGCCGACTCCATCGAGGGATGGATAGCCGCCCCGTGCAGCCTTGATGCGAAGCTGCTTGTTCGCTGACTGTTGTCCAGTGACGTTGAACGTCATGTTCGAACGTGGAGAGTCCTGCGACAGCGCGACGCCTGGGATCGGCCCTGCTTGCGTGTAGTCGCTCGGCGCTGTGGAATCGTCAGTCGCTGTGATAGCGCTCGTCTTGATGCGCTCGTCGTGGATGAGTAGCCCACGGTATGCGCTAGGGCTGATGTCGCTGGCCATGTCTACCTCCGAATCCGAGTAGCGACACTCGGGCGAGCAGCGTCGTCGATTCGCTTCCGCAGAGTACCGCCTCCAGCAGCAAGGAAGTCGTCCATCGCTGGTTCAAGCACCTCGTGTTCGTACACAGGTACTGCAACGACCACCGGCTCAGGAGTTGCTCCCAAGTTGTTGAGCGCATCTACACCTTGTGGTCCGAGTGCCTCGGTCGCCTGACGATTCAGGATTGCCTCGCCTGACTGCACTCCGACAGCCTGATGATCGACGCTCATCTGCGGGACGATACCCCCTACCGGGAACTCAGGAAGCGGCGTCATCGCGGCACCGGCAATGGATGTCGCTCCGATGGCTGCTGCTGATGCGAAGCCAGCGATACCAGCGATGTTCGGCGGCACAGGAGGACCATTCGTCGCAACGCTCTTGACGAGAGCGAGTGCAGCGTTGGCGATAGCTCCAGTGACCGCGAGCCCCTTCTGAATTTTTGCAGCACGACGCGCAAGCCTGCGACCTGCTTTCGTTTCAAGATCCAGGTTGTTGATCCGACGCTCCAGCAACTGGTCCGACATGTTTAGCAGCGCGTCCGTCGCCATGCCTGCGAGGTCGATTTTCATCTTCTGCTCGGCTTCAGCTTGTGCAATCGCTTCGTCGAATGCTGCTTCCAGACGCTGCTTCGTATCTTCAGCGCTGGCTTCTGCTGCTTCTGTCTCTTTCGCGCGCTCCTCCTCCATCCAAGACAGTCGCTCGTTGTGATGACCGAGGCGGATGGCATGCAGCGCGTCGTCAGCTTGCGCCTGGATCTCCACGTTGTCGGTGTACTGGCTGGCGAGGTCTTCGACCTGTGTTGTCAGGGCCTCGTACTTCGCGTCGATGGCGTCGAGTCCAGTCAGTTGCTCGTTGACCATCTTCTGTTCGATGCCTGACAACTGCTTCAGCGCGCGTTCGACCTCACGGAGCTTCGCAAGGTTGTTGTTGCGAGCGCTGCTTTCAGTCTTGACGGTCTTGACCGCTTCTTTCCGGACAGCCTGTTCGCCTTCAAGAGCGATAGCTGTGTCGTCGATAGTGTTGTTGAGGTTCTTCTGCTGCTCGCGCAAGCCTTCCAGTTGATTGTCGAGGCTCTCGGTCGTCGCGCTGTTTTCTGCGATCAGGAAGTTCCAAGCCGGGAACACGCGAATCAGTTGCAAGAACTGATGAGTCAGGGTGTCCACCTCTTCGCGTAGCTCTCGGTTCTTTGTGATCTGCTCGTCCAGTGACTCAGCAGTCGTAGCGAAGATGCCTTCGGCCTTCTCCATCGCTTGGATGCGACTCAACTGCGCTGCTGCTTCTTCGTCAGTCGCAGCCCGCACGGCGAGCATTGCCTTTTCATGCTCCCGGTTGACCTTCGTCGCCTGCTCCGCTCGCAGGGCTGCTTCCTCCATGCGTTCGTTGGCTTCGTCGAGTTGCTTGTTCAACTGCTCGTAGATTGCGACCAGCAAACCGACAGCCGCCAGCAAGCCTGTCGCGCCGAGCGCGAGCGTTGCCCCGCCTCCTGCCTGACTGAGTCCTTCGGTGCCGTCTGCAAGTCGCTGAACGGAGTCGAGGGCTCCTTCCAATTCCGGCGACAGGAGACCGACCGCTGACTTCATCTTGCCGAGGCTTGATGCTGCCTCCCCGGACTGCTTCTTCAGTTGTTCGGTGCCCTTGCTGGCGTCTTCGGCTGCCTTCTTCGCGCGCTTCAGTTGCGAGGTGTTGACTCCAAGTTGCTTCGCCTCAGCCTTGATAGCGTCGTCGGCGTCCTTGAACTCTTTCGCCAACGCTTCGACAGACTTGCTGACATCTCGGTTCGCCTTCTGAGCCTGCTTGGCAGCCGCGACGAGGTCGCTGCTGTCTCCGACATAGTTGATGACGACGTCGCTCATGCCTGTCTCCTGTCCTTAGGCGGCTGCCTATCCTGCCTGCCGTTCAAAGGGTCTACAACTCCAGACGAAGCGTCTCAGACGGACCGTCGCCGCTCCTGGGTCGAGGCTCCTCAACAGGATTCGCAGCAGAGCGCGCAATCTCGTCGCTCAAATCCTGCGCGAGGCTCGGCAGTTGTTCAGCGATGAACTCGTCAGTCACGACCTCCCACTCCGGTCGGCTTGCGCCGCTGCGAGTCACGAAGCTCACATAGGCGTTCGTTCCGGTGCGGTAGTCGCGCGCCTTGTTCTCGACAGTCAGTACCGTGCCTTCGGCAGTTGTCTGAACCTGTGTCGTCCAGGCATCGTAAGACACCAGCCGAGGGTCGCCAGGAGGTCGGCCCTCGTATCGCCAGCCTGTCCACCGATCCTGGTAGAAGTCCAGCACGCGAGACTCCCAATTCGTAAACACGCGACGTTCGGCATCGTTGAGCCGACGCTGGATGTTCGGAATGTCGAAGTCTACGTCGCGAATGACGACTCCCATTGCTGCGCTCATGCCGATCTCCGAAGTTGTAGGATGTCCAGCAGGTCAGCCCCGCGTTGGATTTCTGCTTCGGTGAGCAGGATCTCCGCGTTCAGTTCAGCGAGCATCGGATCGCGATACTGCGCGATGACGCGAGGGACGAGTCGTCGCCAGAGGGCTGAGAGTCCCGCCTGCTTCTCTCCAGTGCGACGAATCCATTGCACGTAATAGGTGTCGTTCCACAGCAGGAAGCCGATCCCGCCATCTGGGTTTGTCCTGGCAGACCCGTACACCTGAGATCGCCAATTGTCTCGGCTTGTGCCTGTGTCTACCGGCCACGCGTCTTCGATAGCTAGCTCCATGCGACGCACCCACTTTCGCACGATGCGTCGCTCGGTCACTGTCAACTGACGCACGGAGCCGTGATTCCGTCTCAGGAATTGCTCTGTGGAGCGCAGGCGGACAGGAATGCGAACCGGCATGCTGTCAGTCTATCGGCAACGAGCGCACTAATCGAGCCACGACAAGTCAGCAGAAGCGGTGCCGCCCTTGCTGGGCTTCATCTTCGGCACGGTCGCATTGTGGAGGGCAATCGCATCTCGATGCGTAACTGCAAGCAACGAGTCGCCAGCGACTTCAGGATGCAGGCGAGCCAGCATCGCAGCGATGACTTCGACCTGCTCCTCCAGCGGGAGCCCGTAGACAGCAGCCGACGAGCGGAACCATGTCAGACCGGCTTCGATAGTCAGGTAGTCGAGGCGACCTTCTCGGATTCGCTGGGTTGCTGTGTCAAGGGCGGGCTGGTCTGATCCGTCGGGTCGCCGCCCTCGCCCGAATCGGAAAAATCTGCTCGCTCATGCGCCTGCCCGATGATGCTGAGACGCTTTCGCAGCGCGTCCGTGCAGGCGTTGTACAGCAGCAGCACCTCGCCCAGCGAATAGCCCTGCTCTTGCAACTCGTCGATGACCTCATGCCCGTAGTTCAGCATCTCGTCGAGGTCTGCTCGCCATCCTGGTTCAGCTACTGCAAGCACGAAGCCGCGATGCCACCAACAGCGACCGATGATTGCGCCCATCCAGGGAGTGATGCGGCGCGCCCATCGCAGCCAGTCCTCGCCTTCGTTCTGCGTCGGACAGTTCAGCGCGACCTCTTGCAGGATCGACGCCATCGCCCAGGACGGGAAGCGGAAGTGGTGCGCGCCGTGCTGCGGCTTGTCGCCCTTTAGAGTAACTGACCAGTAGCGAGCGTTCTCAGGAATCGTCAGGAGCTTCCTGCGGGCGTTCATGCGTCTACCTCCCGCCAGTTGTCTCGGACCCAGGACTCCGTATCAGCGTCTTCCGGTGCAGCGTCCACAGCCGCCTCAACGCGATCGAGCGGTGCGCCAATCGTCAGCGCGAGGTCTGCGATGTTGATGGTCCGCTTCGGAGCTAGCGCAGTCGTGCCGACATGCTCGTCGATCGGTGCCGGGATGCTCTTCTG